CTGGCCTGGAAGAGTTGTTGCAGTACATAAGAATGATAAATCAGATGTTTCGCCACCAACAGATGAGTAACCAGGGAAAGGTAAAGTTACCTTAAACTGATTGGCTCTTGCACCGCCACCTTTTAGTCGAGATTTGAATTCATTAATGTTTGCCATTTTCTATTCTCCTCTAAAATTAAGCGCCTGCAACTTCAGTAAAGGCTACGCCTGAACGAGTTGCGACAAAGTTAAGTGAAATGAAGTTAATAGAACGATTAGGTTTGATAAAGATATCTGCCCTAAATTCGTTTCTATCAATTACATCGCTCGTGTTATTTGTGTCATCACATACTACACTAAAGTCAGTAAGACCTTGACGACCTTGAACATCTCTCAAGAATGGTTCTACTAAGTTTCTAAAGTTCGCCCTAGAGAATTCATCATTGAATTCAAATAGTTGAAATTTAGCAGCCGTAGAAACTGTTTTCTCAAGAACAATGAACAATCTGCGAACATTGATTCTATCAAACGCACTTGGTTTTGATTGAGCAGTCTTATCGCCAAATAACACAGTACCTTGTCCTGGGAAAGCAACAACTGGATTTACTCTTGATTTGTAGAGTTCATCTCTTTGTATTTGGTTAGGATTAAAGGCAAGTTTTACTGCGCCTCTAATTTGTCCACGATTAAATCCGCCTGGTGAAAACCATGCATCTGCAACACTATCAGTTCTTGCACAAAGACCAGCAGTATCTCCGTTAAGAGGTACATATCTGTAAACATCATTGTACTTGTCATACATGTATTTGTAACCACTATCGATTACTGCATAAGATGATGAAGGTAACCCGTCAGCAAATGATACTACATTTTGAGTTTGTGTAACAGCATTAGCAACATCTACAACATCTGTTCTTGCAGGTGAAACAAACGCAACACAATCTTTTCTTGCAGTTGCAATATCCATAACAGCAGTTGCTTTTGTGTCGCCAGTAGCGTCAGCACCTGTCTGTGAAGGACCGCACATTAGTAAAGATATATCAACTGATTCTGTATCAGAAAATTTCTCATATGCAGTTGCAATCTCAGCGTTAGTAGCAGCAAAGTCATCAGTACCACTCGCAAGCGAGTAAGATTTCACAACAAATGCATCTCCAGCAGCGTTATCAAAAGTTTGACCTTTCTTAGCACTACCGCCGTTTGCAAGTGTAGTTTCATGGTCCATAACATACACATACTTTGATTGATTGTAAATTACATCAGCATAATAGTTACTATTACCAGAATCAGTCTTACCATCAAACGCCTGTGAAACGCCTGCAAATGTTTCTAAGATTTCTCCCGCTGTTCCTGTAATTCCGCCATCTTCGTCTAGTACTACAATGTGCATTTCATCTAATGAACCGCCAGCAGCAACGACATCATCTGTCGAAGTTGGTGGAGTAGAAAATTGAAAGTAATATTCCCAATGTCTTAGTACTTTAGCATTATCAACAACTGCGTGTCTAAGACCGCCTGTTTCTGTTTTACCAGTTGCAGTATTAAATCTTGCGATTGTTAATACATGAGTTGATATTGCAGTTATTTTATAGTAATGTCCTGAAGGTGCACCTGAAGTTGAAGGTACAGCAGTTGCATCTCCAAACTCTAGTATGTCGCCAACTTGCATTAAACTACCATCGTCAACAGTAATTGATGTGTCGCCGATAGCCGCAGAAGCGTCTGCAACTAAATTACCACTCATTGAGTGTGGTCCGAACGCAGTAGAGTTAGCACATACAGAAACTTTCAAACTGTTTCCTAATGTTCCAGGTTCTCTTGCGGCATAAGCACCAACACTACCAGCGAAACTAGCGGCATGGCCGAAGTTGTCTAGGTAATCAGTTGTATTTTTTATAAGTACTCCAGCCGATGTTCCAGCATTTACCATGCCAGTAATCGGTCGTACTACTTTCAGATTATTTCCGTATCCTAAAAAGTTCGCAGCAGTGAACCATTCTTCAAAGTTATCAGCAGTTGGTTTCCCAAATGTATCTACTAATTGCTTCTCAGACGAAATTGTTGTAATCTCATCAATCGGTCCCTTTTCCGCAGTTATCACAATTCCGCCGCTTGATGTACTTACGGCAGGAACAACATTAGTTAAATCCTTCTCAGTTACGGAGACACCTGGTGATACTTGAAAAGCCATATTTAGTTCTCCTTTATTAAAGTTTTATGTTTCAACCCTTTCACAATATTTATAACTTTTGAAAACACTAGTTTTCGCCTCTATGATAAGATACGGGATTCCAGAGTACTCCAGAGTCATCAAAGAACGAATTATTGCGACCTTCTGGGTCATCAAGTCCGTTATCAATGAACCCAAACGGTGCCATATCGGCCTCGATAGCATTCTGTTGTTCAGTAAACATTTGTCCACGCACATCAACATCTGTCAGTTCTTTAAAGTACGATTGATTTGCTAACCAACCAAATATCACGCAACACATTACTAAGTCATCTGTTGAACCGGCATCAGCCTCCCACGACTTGCCTTTTGATATAAATGTTGACAATTCAGCAATAATATCAAAGTCAGTAATAATTAACTTATCACCCTCAATCAAACTTTTTAGATTAGAAGTACCAATTCTCTTAGTACCTTTTGTCATTCTTAGACCTAGTTGGTTTCCCCGACCACTAAACCCTCCACCTAATACTTGACCTGAACGGCCTCTTTGTGTACACATCATTACATTGTCATACTCAATCTCAAATTGTAAAGCATCTGCGACTTGTTGACCTAAGTCATTAATCTCAATCAAAACAAATGCACTATTGTAATGTTTCGCAACTCTTTCTATAATACTTGGAAAAAGTAACGGTTTAATTTCGTTATCTCTATATTTTGCAACTACTTTATATGGTGCCTTTGTGCAGTCAAAGACTACAAATGCTGAATAATCTTCAGATAGTCCTCGTGATACATCAACAGCCATTGTATAGATGTTACCTTTAACAGGCATATCATATACATCTAACCCACCACTTCGTTTAGGTTTCTCAACCGCCATTGTTTTAAGTTTACTTGCACTAATAAGTGTATCGACACTGCCTAAGAATTCACACTCAAACTCTGTTTGAAATTGACCCTCTGAAGTGTTTCTTATTGTTTCTTCTTTCCACTTTTCATCTCGACCAGGAACTTCAGACCAATGCACTTCCACAGGCACATAGTCATTTCGTTTGTTCTCGGCATCAACCCACATCTTATAGAACATATTCATTCCGTGAGGTGTAGATACAATCATCACTTTAGATGACTTACCAGATGATACTGTAGGATATACAGAACTAAAGAATTCTTCTGCAATGTTATTAGGAACATAAGCGAACTCGTCTAAGAATATGATGTTAAAGGTACTACCACGAACAGCACTAGAAGATGTACTCGCCGCTACGATTTTACTTCCGTTTTCTAATTCAATAGAACCTTTATTCCAGTTGAGAACGCCCTGTTGCATCCATTTAGGTAGATGCTCGTAAGCCAGTTGCAGTCGCCCTAACAAATCTCTTGCAGTAGAAGATTTGTTAGCCAATATGGCAACATTCACATTATCATTAAATAAAACATAATGTAAGAGGTATGAAACTATGATAGTTGATTTTCCACTCTGTCTTGGCAACTTGCAAATCGTAAAACGATTCTCGTGAAATGTATCAACCATTTTTTCTTGAAAATTATACATATCAAAAGGCACAAGACCTTTATCAATTGTTACAATCTTTAGATATTTTTTAATAAAGTATTTTGGGTCATCTAAACAAGCGATAACTTCTTCAACTTGTTTTTTTGTAAACCTTGATTTTGTGTTACCTTTTTTTAGATTTGGGTTACCTAGATATTGGTCTTTAGGGTTAGTTGCCATCACTCTCTCGATTCATAAATATAAATAATTTCTCACCTAGTAAATTGCCCATATGATAGTCAGACATATAATGAAACCCTGCCTTTACTCTTCCTAGACCACATTCGTTGCCTGCTCTTAATATTTCTTCTGCGTGTACAGGATTTCTATCTGCCATATATCGTGCAACTAATCTTGACTGAGTAGCGTGACCACTCGGATAAGACCTTGATTTGTTTGTTTCGCTCGGCAAAGTATTAATAGAAGAATCAACTTCTACTGGTCTATCACGATTAAAACTTCCTTTGAAGTAACCAATAATGTTAGTTGCCTGTTTGATTAATTCTCTCATCTCTTTACGGTCAAACTCTACACCCTTTGACTTGCAATACTTCTCGACTGCATAGAAAGGTTCATGGTCATGATTTCTAATAGATGTAACATCTTCTGCCGTTCTTGTTGTTACAGCGTTTACCACCTCACCAATCTCAGATGAGTTTTCTGGATGAGGTGGTAGTGTAATACTTTCTTCTAAACCTGGTCTAAAATATTCCATTTACTTTTTGAACTCCGCAGCTTCTTCAGAACCGCCTGTTGCAGTTCCTTTAGTATATGAATGAGCTCCCATACCAGCAAGGTCTCCGTCTTTAACGATTAGATATTCATCTCTGATATCAAAACCAGCAAAGTAACATTCTA